GTTGGCAACAACGCGATAAAAGTCTAACTTGGGACCAGCAAGGTTTACTGGTTGACCAACTGCTGTGGAAGCTGCTGCAACTGGGTTGCGAACGTCGGTTGCAAATACTGGTTGTGCGCCACCAGATACGGGTGTGATAAATGCCATTTTAATTCTCCTTAATATATGGTCACAATGGACCTACTTTTATTTATGAGTTTTGGCCAAAATGACAGTCTAGGAGACCAGATTTGGGTTGTTTAGAATACGGTTTCCGGCACTGAATCCAAAGCGATTTACCAGCTTGGCACGCCCAGCATCGGTGGCCAGGACCCAGCCTTCTTGTCCGGGCTGTTGGCGATCCAGCTGTGCCAGCATGTCCATCTTTATTTCATGCAACAGGAGAAACGCTGTAAATGCGGCTGTGATGCCCGACATGTTGCTTCTGGGGCTCTGCAGGTATTCCACTATGTTGTTGTATTTTCTTGGAGTCACGTTTTGTTGCAACCAAGCGCCAAAGTCTGGCAGGAGATTTTCATAGTCTGTGGTTATACGGCTGTTGATGTAGCGTTTGCACAGCGCCGGCAAATCACTGAGCTGTGCGGCTCGTAGCTCACCGGGATTGAACAGGCCGTTGATGTCAGCACCGTGAGAGCTGATCACTGACCGCAGTTGATCTACAAGTTTTTTGTTGAGTGTGACATTTTTGATGTCTTTGACCGTGGGCTCGACGATGAGCAGACCGGGCACTGGATCTAGATTTGTTGTCCTTATAGGTTCGGCTGTGGCATCAGCAGTTTTGTATCTGGTATGTACAGCTATGCCCACTTCACTGGCGCCAATGGCCTGGCCCAGTTTACTGGCGGCCGGAATACGATACTCCACAAAGTTGGGCTTGAATTCATAGTTGCCTGAAACTTCAGGTGGAGTTTGGATGTACAGCAAGTCGCCCTGCACATATCCCTTGAAGTTTTTGGGTGTGGCAGCTTCCAACATGGGCCATAATCGTTCATAGATGCCGATCAATTCACCACGTTCACCACCACGTTGACTCATGATACCGGCCAGCTGCGCCATGCTGGTGGCACGTCCTTGATACCCCTTGGCACCAAATCCGCTCTTGTCTGTAAGAACAAAACGACCTTGTTCGTCACGGCCCCAGATGATGGCAGGTTTGCCATCCCATTTGACCGTGGTGGTTTTTCTAGTATCCTCGGCGGCTGCACGTATGATGGCCATGGCTTCTTCGATGCCACGTGTACCACGATCAAACACTAGATCTTCAATGTGTGGTATTCTAGCTTCGGCTTCCATTAAAGTACTTTCAATCAATGGTTGCATGCCTTGGTTTACTATGCGATCTCTCAACTTGGCAAGAAAGTTCACATCACTTACAGGCCGATACAGGTCGGCGCTTTCTAAAAATGGTAAGCCTTCGCGCTTCATGTGTTCACGGAAGTCAGCCAACTTGGCTTCTCTGTCAGGATCGGTACTAAGAGCTTGTAGTATTGTTTCCACACTTGCAAGATCTTGCCGTGTGGCTGTCTTGTTCAATAACAGTTTGGCCACAGCATCAGGATCATCGGTGATGATCTTGTTGGTCTCACGATCGGCAATACCAGCTATCTGGTTTAACTTGTAGCCCAGGCTCTTGGCTATGGAATTCATGAGCACGTTGCGTTCCTTGCCTTTGTATTTGGAATCTGCAGGCATGGCACCCAGCACAAACTTTGACCAAGGCACATTGTTCAAAAACATAAAGTCAGTCTGCACGTAGCCCAGATCAGGGCGACCATTGATGGGTGTTTTGAAGTGCACCGCGGTTCCGCTTTTGCGCACCCATTCTTCGGGTTTGAATCCATGGCTTTGTGCCCAGCGTGTGAGCTGTGCTACCATTTGTTCTTTGCTGACCTCGGCGGTATCCACAGCAATATCCAGATCGCCTGATGTGTCTTTGATACCGGTGCTGCCAAGAGTGTTGTTTTGTAGATCCAGGCCTGGTACCAGTTCTTCCAACCAGGCCAGTGTTGATTTTACATCAGTCTGACGGATGCGCTGTGTGACACTGCGCCCATCTTGATCTTTGAACACGTTGCCGCCTTCATTTAAGTGCATCATCTTATGCCCAGTTCACTTTTGATCTTTGCGGCGACCTGAGGGTTTTTGGCCAGTTGTTTGAGTTCTTCCAACTGTGTGGGTGGTATGTATCGCGGCAAAATTTCGTCGCCTGTGGCATCAGTTGCGCCACGAGGTATGCCCAGGTTGGCCCTTTTTTCTGCTGAAATCCGTTGCATGGCCTGCATGGCCGTGGTCAAATATTCTTCCACAGCCGCGGCATCATCGGGCTTTTGAGCTATACGACCCAGTATGGCATCTAGTTTGGCCTTTTCAGCTGGATCTTGCCTGACATTATCCATGCTGACTTGGTTACGTGTGCCGGTGATCTGGCCAGTTAGTTGCGAATCCGACCACTTCCGGAATTGATCTATCACGTTGTCGGAGCCAGTTTGTTCTTTGAGATCATCTGATTGCATGCCCTGGATTCCACCTCGAGGCGGTCCATATACCTGTTGCATTTTTTTTCCTTGGTCACTGGCGGCCACACTAGCCGGCATTTGACCAGGTTCAGCACGGGCTGTGGGGGCAACTGGATCAATGCCCGAGGCTTTCATGTGATTGACCCATCCTTGGACCAATTTTTTAGCATGTTGTTGTGTCTGCTGTGCCAGTTGTTGCTGATATTGTTGCATGTATTTGTCAGCTTGGGCACGTTCGGCCTGGTCTATGGCTGCACCGTAGCCGCGGGCTGTGGTTAAAGCACCGGGTGTGCTCAGCACCGCACCGGCCTTGTCAAGTGCCCCGCCCACAGCACCCTTGATGTCTTGCCCAATGGTTTTCAGTATGCCTTCAGTGGTCAGCTGTGTAACTTCATGAATTTGCATCTGTGCGTCTCACTGTGCGGGTAAATTTGCCCGGATCACGCTGGTTGATGGCGTTAAGCAGTTTGCGTTTCAAATTCTCTGCTTGCTCTGCAGGATAAGATTCGTCGATTTCTTCTAGTAATCTAATAGCACTGGCGATGACGTTGCTGGCACGAGTTTCTATTACATGTCGCTTATCGCGCTGGATGTACATGGCATCTAATTCTTCTAATAGACTACGAGTTTTTTTCTGCATTTTGGGCCAGGACCTTTTTATTATTTAGCGGGTTTGGCCACAGTTGTCATCACAAATAACCAAACGTCCTTGTTCATAGTTTGGTATTTTCCATGCTTTTTCAACAGATTTAAACCATTCTACGCATTCTTGCAAGGAGTATTCTAAAGCATTGTTTTTAACTATCAATGGAATCAACTGTGCATTGGCAGCTTGATGATATTGTCCGGCGCCATATGTTTTAGGATAAAAACCTGTGTAGCAACATGGGCTAACATCACCTGTGGCTGAGACATAAATGGATTTAAGATTTTGTGTTTCACAGCTGATAGATGCAGCAGGAACTTGATCCGCTGTAATATCCTCTAGCAAAACGTGGTCTGTTTTTTTCTTGTGAAACAAAATCTTAAAATTACGTTCACCTGTGTAGTTGCCCATGACATGCACCAAATTTCCATGCTGATCAAACACCGGCGCAGTATCACGTCCGTGATCTACTAACAAAAAATCTGTGAAACCCATGGCCTTGCTCAGTGCTTCACACTGCGTAATCTGATGATAATTATGATCAAATCGAATCATTTTCCAAACAGCCCGGCCGCCGGCAGCAATAAAAATTTCAGCATTACGAATTACTGTTTCATACACAGTGTTTTGTCTGTAAAGGTGATGAGTGTCCGCTTGCCCATCTAAACAAAAAAATACAGTAGCAGATGTTTTGGCCAACCGAGTCCAAAATTGTCGATCTCTGGCAGCTCCATTGGTGCTGACGGTGATTTGTAACTTAGAATTTTGTTTAAAAAAATATTCTACTATATCCGGCCCCTCAGGATTCATCACAATGTCGCCAAAATTTCCGTTGATACGAATACTAGTTAACTGTTGTAAAAACTCAGGTTGAAATATGTGTCGGGCTTGTGAGAAACTGAGATTGGTTTCTGGATAGCCGCTGTTGTGGGGATACCCCCAGAATGTTCTAGGACACCAAGGGCAACTGGCGTTGCAAAGGCTAGAGATTTCCAAATGGACATCTCTTATGTCTTGATATGCAATCATTTTTATTTCATACTATCAATCTGAATCAGTCCTATTCGTTCTGATCATGATGCTATCCATTCAATGATGTATGTTACGTCATTAGGATCTACTGCATCCTCTGACTGTGCAGTATTCAAGACTTGTTGATTCATGCGGTCTTTATCTTGCTTAACAACTGTTTCAGTTTAGCACTTTGCACATCTGCTGTGATTTTTCCAGATTCTACGATTTCTTCTTCTGGCGGTGCGGTCATTCGACTTTGTGTTTTGATGTTGGCTAAAATGTCAGGTTTACGGAATGAGTTGACTGGCCCTGCATCTTCGCCTGGATCTGTGATACGCATGGTTTCAATGTTGTAGTCCAAGTCAATCTTCATACCTACACCTGTACTGCTGCGCGACTTCATACACTGTATTTGATACTTGCCACGCTCACGCATGGCTCTTGAAGTAAAAATACCAAACACGTTATCTGCGGTATTGATCTTTGAAATACCACCACTAATATGACTGTGGTCGAATTCAATTTCTTCTACCGCACTACGATTCAACTGACTTGCTGTTACAAACAATACATTAAGTTCTTTGGCTAAGTTACGCAGTTCTTCACTCACATACTTGTCTTTGACAAACAGGTCATTGGGCGATACCTTGGCACTTACCGGCATGAGCAAGTCCAAGTAATCACACATGACAAAGTCTACCTTGAGGCCTGTTTGTACCTGCACTTCTTTGATATAGCTTCGTATATCATTGATGTTGCTCTGTGCTGGCAAGGCCTTGATACGATACTGTCCGGCTTTCTTGCTCACAAGTTTGACCTTGAGTTCTGTTTGATCTATGTCCTTGCGGATTTCTTTGGTGCTCATTCCGGCCAACATGGCATCAGTTCTTAATGCACACAGTTCTTCACTGAGTTCTAAACTGATATACACGCCACTGAGTCCAGCCTGCAACCAGCTCAGGGCTATGTTCATCATTACAAGCGACTTACCACTACCCGATCCCCCTGCAAATATATTCAGTTCACCGCGGCTGAACCCACCATACAAGATCTTGTCCATCTGTGGCCAACCTGTTGACACTTGTCCGCCTGAGTTAAAGTATTTGTTGATACGAGCTTTGGGATCCGACCAGTAGTCTGTGCCCATGTCCTTGGTCAAGCTGATCTGTACTGCGTCTTTGATCAGTTTTTCCACAGGATCATACTCGCCTTTTTCCAACAAGTCTGCTGACTTCAAGATTGCACGCTCTAGTTCTTGACGTCTAGTAAAGCCTTCAAACTCGTCCATAAACCATTCAAAATGTCCATCGTTGAGATCTGGAATATGGTTCAAGGAAATGCCAGTGGCAGCCTTGATCTGTTCTGTGGTAGGCAGGGTTTTATGATCATCGCTGTGCCGGGCTATAAACTCGGCTGCAGGTCGCAAGCTACGATCAAAGTTTTCTGGATTATAAATGTTCTGCACACGCACATAGCTTTCTGCGTCTTGCAACATCATTTCTAAGAATAGGCGTTGGACGTCAAGTCCGTAATCTTTTAACAAGTTGTTTCTTCCTTAGTTCTATTTTAATTCGACTGGTTTCCTTGGCCTGCAAGATAGTTATCAAAGTTGCCAGTCTACCCCAGCGAATCACAGCATCGTTGACATCTTTGACATCTGCCGGCCACTCGGGCATGCTTACTGCCCAGCCTAGTTCCACAGCACGATCTACCAGGCGCATGCCGGGCTCGTCTTGATCAGGTACTACCACAACGTTACGTCCTAGACTGCGTATCAGTCTGACCTGAGCATCATTGATCTCAGCATGTAACACTGCTAGTCCATTGATGCTCAGGGCATCAATGACCCCTTCCATTACCAACATCGACGGCCAGCCGGGCTGTTGTAGATCTGTTCCAAAAACATAGCCAGGTTGCACATCCTGTATGTATTTTGGCGTGCGGTCATCAAGGAATCTAGTGGTGTGGCCAACAATCTGACCATCATGGGTAAATGGGATCACTATGCCAGGTCTGGGCATGGTCTTGTACAGGAATGGATAGTCCGCGGGCATGCAACGATCTTGGAGATATTGTTGTGCAGTTTCATTCAATTGTTGTGTATCTGCCGGCAAGTCTCGGTCTTCAAATTCAATGCTGTATAATTTGTTGACTACTTCTTGTCGCTCACTGAGTATGCCTTCTATGTTTCGTTGTCGGAGACTTTCTAGGTTGATGCGTTCTATTTCTTCCTGTGGCACATTCATCCAACTCAATAACTTACGGGCCTTGAATGTAAGTGTGCGACCCAGCACAAAGCTGGCAGTGAATCCACAGTTGAAACAGTGATATGACCAGGATCCATCTGTGCCGGGCTTGATGCCACCACGCTGTCGGCGATCCGCACTTTCACCTTTGTGTACGCAACAGGGGGCATTGAAACTAATCCAACCCGAAGCAGTTTGTTTTCTTTTCGCTGGCAGGAAAGAGATCAAATCAATCATGCTTGATTATAGCATGTTTTTTGGACAAGATCAATCGTTATCGGTACAGGAGATTTTCCACATAGCCGGTGCTGATGATCACGGCCGCACCTTGATTTTGGGGAGCCACAGGATACTGTCCACCGCTGCCACTGATCATGGCATTGGGCACACGCCAGTAGCCACTGCCACCGTCGATCACATTGATGGCGCTGACAGCGCCTGTAGCCGAATTCCATACCGCTTCGGCTCGAGCACCTGCACCGGTACCCACGATGTTCACATGTGGCTGTGCCAAATATCCGGTGCCGTTGTTGTTCATTATAATGCTGGTGACCACCCCGTCGTCACAGATGGCATAGGCCGATGCTGGACTGGGTGTGGGATAGTTGGGCACACTAAACAGGTTGCTGTCAAAGCAGGCACGTATGATGGGATACCAACCAATCACGTTCCAATATATGGTTCCGGTCTTGTTGAGATAGGTAACACTTTCGGTTACGTTGTAAAATATGCTCTGATAATTTTCAGCGGCCTGGAACTTGATGGTACCGGTGTAACCCACCAGATCCATCTGCACAGTGGTCACTGAATTTCTTGGTTCAATAAAGCTGCTGAAATACTGTGGATTGAGATAGCTGTTGAAAAAACTACCGCCGTTGGGGTTACCGGCCCAGTAAGGGCTGGCTGGCCAGTTTTCATATCCGGATCCTTCCACACTGAACTGGGCTGAAAGTTTTGTGGTAGGTATGGTCAAGGGCGAGCTGGGCACATGCTGTGGCAATATAGAATCCACAATGTCCAAGGGCGCACGTGCGCCGGCTTGTG